TATTTGCCTGGTTGGGTGATCATGCAAATGTTGCGCAATGCTGGCTTTGATAAGCAAGTCACTATTTATCAAAGTAATGGCGATAAAGCAAGTGGTCGTGCATGGGAAAGAATTAAACCAGATCAACATTTAGGTGACAATATCCATAGTGATGTGAATATGCCTACACAAGCTGGTATTTCTGCTATACACTATGAAGGTACACATTTTACCAACCATGAACAGCATTTATATCATCAAGGATTTCAAGTATTAGCATTACTCATGCGTGAGTTGCGATTACGGTGTCAAGATCATGAATTTACACAAGTTGCTCATCAATACAATATTCCGCTTCTGTTCTGCTTTGCGGAATTGGTACATAGAAGAAAGAATGAGCATCCAGTCGTATTCTTGGGTAGGGACTGTTATCTTTTGGGCAGACTTTACAGTCATTACTATGACACTAGCACTTATTTACCTTTCAGCCGCACTTTAGCATATAAAGATCCACAAAACGCAATTGAGTATTTGCGCACACAAAGCCCACCAGACGCATTATATGTAGATTTAAGCAGTACGGGTGCAACATGGAGTTTTCTTTCATCCTACGTTGATTTAAACGTCTTAGTTGGCATTTATTCTGATAAATTCTTTTACACTAAAGAAAAACCAGTATTACCTAAACACTTTAATTATTTATTAGCTAATTCACAGTTCGGTGATACCAATTTAATTTTAGAAGCATTTAATTGTGCGAATCATGGACACATTAAAGAGTTTAAAAATTGGCAAGCTACTTTTGCAGAACCAGAGTTACCAGATTGGTTAGTGGCTCAAATACATGAGCCTGTCAATCAAGCAATCACACTATCGAAACATTACAAAGATATATTAAGACAAGAATTAGCCAGTAAGTCAGAAAAAGACTTATTGCGTGTATTTGGTGATATGGCATTGACAATCAGTAATCAAGAACAATTACGTTTACGTTTGCAGTTATTTTTAGAAAAAGAAAATCAATATTTAGGAGAATTGTAATGCACCTTAATCCATACATATATCAACACATTACTGATAATCACATGGAACATCCCACGATTCCTGTGCAATTGCAACCAAGTTATTCACAAGCCTATGAAGATGTCATTTTAGAGTCTTTATTACGGGCGTATATGCTGCGCACAAAGAAAATGATGTATTTAATCTTTTTTGAAATTGGCGCAAACCATCCAGTAGCTACCAGTGCAAGTTTCTTACTTAAACAAAAAATGGGTATTCATACTGTGCTAGTAGAAGCTAATCCTGACCTTATACCGCAATTACAGCAACATAGACACAATGACACCATTATCAATGCAGCTGTGACGGATCAAGATGTTGCAGAAGTAGAGTTTTACTTATCTCCAGACAATGAAATATCTTCTTTAAACAAGGATTTTGTCAAAGCATGGAAAGAAGGTGAAGTCAGTGGTGTGATACATGTTCCTGCAATACGCATCAACAGTTTATTTGATCAGATGCACTTACCAAGACATGTAGACATTATTTTAAGCATTGATATTGAGGGTTATGATTACAACATCCTTGCAGACATTGATTTTGACAAATACAAACCGCTTATTATTATGGTTGAGCCGAGTGAGGAATTTGCGCCTGGCACAATCAATAAGATGATGGAATTGTTAGAGAGCAAAGGTTATATTCTCTGCTCTCAAACATTTGTTAATTTAATCTTTATGCGGCAGGAGTAAGTCTGCCATCAAAAGCGTATGTTCCAATGTGGGATAACTCAGCCCACGGGGCAGCATACACTTTACCACCCATTTTGCGCCAGTTGTAACAGAAGTGATAATCTTCAGACAACAATCTGCCTGTTTCTGGTTCTATGCTGGTTGCAAAATATTCTGTAATCTTGTCTTGCTGTTCCATGTTTCCGCCTAAATCAGTCACATCATTTAAGTAGAACGGCATAGAATCTTTCATTTTTTCAAATACTTCACGTTTGATAAGCATAAATCCAGTGCCACCATTAAAGATTTCTACGGGTTCATTAATCGGTACAGTTACTTCTCCTGCATAACCTACTAAGTTCACTACAAAGCTGCCTGTATGACGTTTTAATTGATCCTGTGGCACGTTATTTTTAACTGCCTTCTCTACACCATGCCAATTGATTTCTTTTTTAGGATAGATGCCACAAATAATGTCTTTATCAGCTTGTAAAAGACTTAATACATCATGCGGTTTAAAGTGAATATCTGCATCAATAAACATGAGATGTGTGCAGCCCTCTTTCTTTAAAAATGCGTTTGTAAGTGCATTTCTTGCTCTGGTGATGAGAGATTCATTAAACATAAAGCTAAAAGTATTCTCAATACCGTGTTGTTTGAGTAAATCGGAAAGTTGGAGAATAGATTGTGTGTAATATCCTGCACACATACCGCCATACATAGGTGTTGCAATAAAAATAGATGCCATTTGAGTTTCCTTTTTTTGGTTATTTAAAAACATGGGTAATAAACGATCGGGTGCAGTGTAGTTCACGGTATAGCCATTCGTACACTCAAATTGTGGTGCATTATCTACAAGCGCTTGATAAAATGCACGATCTTCACCCCAGCCACCATGATAGAGAGCTGGAGATAAAGTAGGTAAGACATCCCCTCTAACACAATAGCAGTTCATATCCACAAATGTATCTGGATTGCTAGAGAGTTTGCCAAGTGATTCAACGTCATCATTACAGACGTATTCGCCTTCTGTATTAAAGATTCTGCGCAGTGAATAGCACCATGCTAGGTTTTCCGATTCACATTTAAACACCATATCATTGACATGTGTTGGTTCAAACCAATTATCTTCATCTAAGAACAGCATATAATCTGCATTGATCATAAACGGCATACCTGCGTAGATGCGTTGACCATTCCATAAAATACCGCCTGCCCTTCCCGTATTTTCTGGTAAATGAATAACAACGTCTGCGTCACAAGAAAAATCGAATTTTCCATCAACAATCACCCAATGTTCACATTTCATAGTCTGTGCTTTGACAGAATCAATAGCTCTTTGCAATGTTTCTTTTCCTGTTGTGGGCGTAATGACAACAATTTTCATTTCTCACTCGCTTTCTTTAATAAATCTCTAGCAAAATCTAAAATATCTTTAGCACCATTTAGATTGTTTTTCTTTACCCATAGGGCTAGTATTTCCTCATCTGTTAACTCCCACAAAACATTATTTAATACTAAAGAATCTACTGCATTATTTAACGCTTCTATTTCTTGTGCTTGTTGACGTAGCATGGCAGAAACTTGTTTACTATGAGCACAACAAGACCACTCATTTATATCTGCTAGTTCATTTGCTGTCATTTCTCACTCGCTTTCTTTAGTATTGCATCAACAATCCAATAACATTGTTCTGTTGTTAAAGTTACTGTTGTGTTTAATGCAGATATTCCAAAAATATTATCTATTTCCTCTTTTGTTAGTTCACGCATTGGGTGTTCATAGAGTGGGATACTCTGCCCTTCTTCTAATTCAGCCCAAGCTATTGGTGGATGGTCATACAATGCAGTATAGTTAGGGTGTTTTAACGCAACAGAACTACACGTTGTAGTAAACTCAGGTTTATCAAACCCATCAATTTTTACCATCATAGCAACAGGTTTTTCATCAAAAAAAGGTTTGGTATAAAGAAACTCTCCTTTCTCTCTCGTTTGCCAATCACTCCCTGAGCCTGAATCGATGTATCTATATCCATATCCATCAAAATCGTAACGCATTGCAACTGGTTCATTCATTTCAACACCTCCATACATTTTTGAACAAATAATTCAATATTTTCTTGTTGTCTGGATTCAAATAAATGGTAGTTAAAACCACCAAAAGTCGTACCGATACCGTATTGATTTGGTACACCCGCTAAAGCCCATTTAGGCTTCTCAAAGTGTGTAATCGGTATCAAATGCACGGGTACACCATACATCCTCCAAGTATCCGTTAATGTCTGCGCTACATCTCCATACGGTGTGGCTTGAAATGATGGTTTTCCAAGACGGTGATACATCTTCTTATTCAGAACCAAGAATGAGGGTGCTGCAAACGTCTTTTTAGCCACCTCTACGCCTAAATGATTTGTAGATTGAATGTTGCCTACTAATTCACCGTTCGTGGCTTTAATCACCCAATTTTTCATGACTTGTGGATGCGTAATAATGCGATCAATATCCATGTAAAGAATCGCATCAGAATCTGTCCTATTTTCAATCCAAGACATCCATTCTGCATGTCCTATACCATTGATACGGTGTTGTTGAACGCTAATCCCCATTTTATTCATTACTTCGTTTTGATACCACACAATACGATCGTCAATGTTGTCCCAATATAGACTAAATACTTGAATGTTCATAAAATATCCTTATAGACTGGAATGATGGTTTTTCCTGTGACTCTGCATTTTCTTTTTTTTCCTTCTTTGAGTAATCCGAGCTGTAAGAGTTCATTGACTCGACCACAAACACTTGATAACTCAATGAGTGTGATGGCTACTAATTCACGTCTGGAATAGTCTTTACCGACTTGCATAGAACGATAAATACTGTTGGCTTGTGTATTGACTTTACCTTCAGAACGGTGTTCATGATAGGCTTGTATAGATGTATCTGTTACGGGCATATATCCTCCAAAGTTAGGTTATTGCTGCATGTAGCTAAAGGTGTGCAGCGCACCTTCCTAACTCAACCCAACTGGGTTTCAGTAGCTACTCTGGTGAGTTCATCAATTAAAACTGTTACTCCTCCGCCTTTTCTTGGTCTACCACGATAAACGTGTAGTGCTTCCACTTGCACATCATCATCAAAGATTCCAGCATCCTGACAAGCATCCAAAACGGGCTTCGCACAATTATCAATATCCATTAACTTCTTTGATCTTGGATAAATGTAAATAAATACTTCTACTTTAGCATCTCCCAATTTAGGCGTATTGTATTCTTGCACATAGTCTGCAACTGCTTGCTTAAACAGCATACCTCGTTTACTGATATAACGTCTGTGTCCTGACGCTAACCAATAAACATTGATACTAGGCGGATAAGGTAGTTTTAATACAATCATTAGAATGGCACGTCATCATCCATTTTATTTAACTCTCTTGGATATGGCTCATTATTCTTAGCCACATAAGAGTCCTCACTCAAGCTGATCAAGTTACCACCTTGTGTAATCTTAAGCCAACCTGCTATTTTAAGTTCTGATCCTGCCTTATAGTCTTTAGCAAGGGTAATCATGCCTTTATAGTCTGGTGACTTTTCTTGTGTCTTTTTGTTTTGGAATAATACGCCTTTACCGAGCATAGGTTTATGACTGTTCATGTTGAATTTCCTTATTGATTTTGTTCATACCTGCGAGAATATTTGCTGTTGAAAGAGAATCTAAGCTGCCTAAAAACTCTGTATTGACTTCTCTAAATGATTCATACTTTTGGTATTTCTCATCTTCTGTCAATTTCTCGTTTACCTTGATTTTCCTAAACATGTCGAGAAATCCTGCAACCCAATCTTCTTTACTTAAATACTTAGCATAAGGTTCTGACTGATTCGGAATATACAAAGGTATTGTCTTGAGTAATGGTGTTTCTTCCAAGACTACGGGTTCATTTCCTTGCAAGACAACAGTAGGCGCTTTCTTCGGTGTTATATCTCTTTCAATCGGTTTATCATCAAAGTCTTGCACTTCCTCTGGTGAATAGAATCCTGTCACACTGCCAGGAAAAACAGATCGTATTCCCTCACTAATGCAACGACTTCTGAGCATAGCTCTTGGAAACTTTTGCCAACCACTGCCAGGCTTGACTAAACCAATTTTATTGGCTTGTTCAATCGTCCAAGTCACAGACAAAGAACCACCGTTAGGGTGCGTAAAGAGTCCTGTCACAACCTCATCTGTGTAGATAGTCCAGTCTACTTTTCCTCCAGCATTTTGAAACCTTGCAAGCATAGCATCTGCTTTCAATGCTGGTCTACCTTGAATGATGTGGAAATCTCTAGCAGCTGTTGCGGGGTGCAATCCTTCTGCCTGTGCAACCGCCATTAAAGCAAGAACAGAGTTAGTGTCTTTCATACCAAACAAACCAGACTTGGCTATGGCTTCCGCCATACTCTGCATATCATTAAAACTGACAATATTACTCATAAGAACCTCTCAATTAAAGTTAGGATAGTGTCTATGACTGAGCTGGCAGTCATCACCCATATTGCTATATCAATATTATTCATTTCAATACCTCTGCACTTTTAAGTTTGCTTGTTTCGCCATCAAATGTAATTTTTAAAAGTGAAGTATGGAATTGATAAGTAGATTCGTGCCATGCAAAACCATTTAACGTCGAGTGAAATTCTTTTGATAAATAAGCTACAACATCAGGCTTTGGCTCAGGTTTAATGCGATATTCAACACTTTCGCTTTCTTGCCAAACATTGAAAAACTCCATCCAATCACTCCATTCACCTGACTTGGCATAAATATTTCTATATTGAATCTTTGCACCATCTGCCCAAGCGTGTATTAATTCTGCGTGTTTGTGTTTCATTTGATTAAGAACCTCCTAGAACCTGGTTGTTCGATGACAAACTTGTCATAGATGTCTGGCATAGCTTGCTTGAATAAATCGCTAGAAAAGCGCATAGAGGCTTTCGAGGATCTCCATGTCACTAAGGTATTACCATCAAAGGTGCGCAGCTCCTGATTCTCTCCTATTGCGTTCCTAATAGCTAATTCCCATTGTTCCCCAATAGATTCATATTCCTTAATCT